AAATAATAATTATAAGGTAGTATACCTCCACCAAATATACTTTCTTTGCGTGATAGTTCTGTTTTAAATCCTAACTCTACATAAGGGTTGTAATCTGTATCATAAGATATTCGTACTGGCTCTTTAAGAATTACATCATCTCTTTCATCATCATCCATACCCTCGTTTTTGGGCATAAGATAAAAATCTAACCTTACATCTTTGTAATTATCAGGATGAGTTTCTTTAATTAATTTTATTAGTTCTCCTAATTTCATTATTCTCCCTCTCCTCTAAACATTTCATCAAAACATTCTGGGTGTACCCCTGTTAACAGTTGCTCTCTCTCTGCTCTGCTATGTTCTGGGAATATATCCTGGATTAATCTGCGTAGGTGTCTTGGTGTTTCAGTAAACTCTTTGTACTTATTACGGTCTACCATTACGCTACCTGTCTGCCTACAATGTATACATTCTTTAGTCGTTACTGCGAACATACTTTTACCTCATCTATTGCTTTTAGTTGTTTTATATATACTTCACATCCACAAGTGTTACAAGTAAATTCATCTTGATAGTCTGCTTTGCTACTATATTTAATAGCTACGCATTCAGTACACCACGCTTCATTAAACACTTCCATTATTCTTCTACTACTCCCATCAATCTTGCTAATGCTAATTCATCATCAACATCAACTTTATTTTTCTTGACTCTTGTCATCTCGTTAGTTATCCACCACGAGATAGCGGCTATCACTAAGATAGCGAACCAACCTATATTCATTTCTTACCTGCTCTCTTTCTGTCATCTTGTTCGGCTTTCATCTTCTTTACAAAAGTTGGGTGGTTTAATTGTGTACCACCTTTTTTGTTAGATTTACTAGCTCTACGTTGTTGTCTATTCATTAGATTCAATCTTTTCTACAAGATTATATTCAATTGGATTATCCCAATCAATTACAGTAAAATCTCCTGAGCTTCTACCTATGTCTGTTATGGTATCTATTATCTCAGTAAGATTATCGTATCTTTGTTTACTTGCAATATAGACAGTCATTTTTTCTATGACTATACCTTTCATTTTATTCTCCCTTGTTTATTGTAATACGTACTTTACTACATATTCACAGAGAACACAAACTAAAGGGGTAGTTATGTCCTCTGAAAATAGATAGCTTGTAACACACAATGTTCTCGTGGTACATTGTAGGTCGTTTCCTAATTCCTAACCTACACTTACGCTATTAGCTATGTCTATTAGTCATCACTAGCGATTATGTGCTACAAGCTACCTACAGACTTTGCTTTTCATCAACACTTTCGTGTATCTTCTCGTCCTACATAGATAGCTATTGTAAAGTTATCACGTGTGTAAGGTCGTGCGTCAATCGTTGCTCCTTACACAACACATAGATGAGATGACCACAGATGTTTTACCTAGACTTTGTCTTTTCAGCAAACTCGTAACTTCACATTGACCAAGTGTTCATCGTTAGCTCTTTATCGTAGTTTTTCCAGCTTTGCTGCTGCTACGCCTCATTAGTTAGATTGCAGTCTAACTTTATTATTTCAGAGTTTCTTGCCTATTCTAGCTCTCATTTTCCCCTACAGTTCTATACAAATAGAACAGTTGGGCTATGTTGATAACTTTACAATACCTACCATTGACCACACCGTACAATGTGGTCTATGCTATATATTATCTTAGATATTTTGGTTTTATTCTGTAACTGTAATGGAGTAATGTATCGTGACTAGGTCTTATGATTCTTCCATATTTCCAAGCTATTATATCCGAGTGAGTGTCAAGTTCATAGAATTTTTCTTTAACTCTATCTACTGCCTCATCATAAGAACCTTTAGTCCATTGCAACGCATACACTATAAAAGGCATACGTTGTTCTGTTGGTACATTATTTTTAGCATAATCCCACAAGGATTTGATACCGTAATGACCACCTTTGTACACAGAATACTCTCCGTTTTTGTTACGGTGTTGTTCTATGTATTGTTGGTCGTGGTATTTACTCCAATAAAATTCACTTCCTTTATTCATTATTACCCCTTTCGTTTGCTTTATAGATAGCTTGTAACACACACGAAGGTGTTGTCCAATGTGTGCTAACTCCCAATACAGAGTGGTGTTTTTTATTTAGCTCACCTTTTATGTGCTACAAGCTACGTACAGTAGCTTATGTTAAATATATATAGTGTGAGGTCTTTCGACATCGTATATAGAGCAAGGTCTACGTTTGTCTGCAAACCTTTGCGCTAGTTCTAATGTTTTAGTATCGGTTGCTTTACGACCTGCATTAGTTTGATATACAACTATATATTTATATGGATTACTCATCATCTTGCCTTTGTGTTTGATAGTTTTCTATACTTCCATAAAGGCATTCAATACAATCTCCAAGTTTTGTGTAACCTAAGTTACATTCTTTGTTTTTCATTATTACCCCTTTTCTGATACATAAGTATCTATCTAGCCACGTTTAATAATGGCTAGTTAGATAATTACTTATTGTCTTTTTGTTTTTCTTTTGGACTTCTGAGGTCGTAGTATTCAGTTCTTACTACATTACCAAAAATGTCTTCAAAAGTTATTTCTGTTAAATGTTCTTTATCCATTGTTTACCCCTTTTCTGATACATAAGTATCTTGATACACACCCCAAAACTTATCCAATAGGTTCCTTTTACTGTTTCCTTAGGAAACGACCACAAACTAATTTCCATTCAATAATTATCCTGCGCATAGTTTGTGTTTCGGTCAATGTGTATCAAGATTCTTACAACACCCTCTTAAAACAGGTCAAACCTGTTATTTATAACGTTGGAACGTTAATTACTAATACTGATTTTAATTCGTCTAGTTTTGCTAAGAATGTTTCTGTGTTAACTCTCTTAGATTTATCTCGGTCAATCCAATTCAGGTGTTTGCCTGTTGTATTGCCCCAATTGTTCTCACGGATTACTAACCCTGTTGAACTATGATAAAACGCTACTAGGGTTTCGTAACTAAAGTAATACATTACTTTGTTAATGTCTTGAAACTGCAAAGCGTTTACTCCATAATTACTACTAGAATAATTACCGTAACTGCTAAATCGTACTACATCACTTAAATACATTTGTGCCTACTTTCTATAGTGCCTGACCTGTTTTAAGGGGGTATTGTTTTGGAATGTTAGGTCGGTTCTTATTACAGTTCCGTTCTTATTAGCATTCTTTCAGCTTGAATTACCCTAGTTTGCTTTGCTCATCGTTCTAGCAGGATTTTATTAAGTGGTTAGTTTGTTTCAGATTCAACCGTTTCTACTAACCTCTCTAGATTATCGGGCTTATTTACGTTTTTGCCTGACTTGTACTCACAAGTTCTAGATTATCCACCTTTTGAGTGTTTCGTTTCTCTTGGGCTTTGCCTAACTATTCATTTGTCCTGTTTGCTTGGAGTTTTCTCTCCTGTTTATCTTCTAAAGTTATCAGGTAACAATTTCTTTTACCGTTTTTAACTTATAGAAATAGTATCGCAGATTAATCATTATTTGTCAAATACAGGTTACTTAGAAATATACATTTTAAACCCTGTAGAATTAGGAAATATACATAAGAACCCTATAGTTATGGTGGGAAGATGTATATTATTCACACACATACGCTATATGTAGGGGGTTAACCTGCTTAGATGTATAATTATACATTTAATAGGTGGGGTGCCTTGTCAATTTAATCTCAAGGGGTATCAGAACCACTACATATTGTGCCACTATATATGGTATATGTCTCACACCTGCACACTATATGTTGTACCTACTATATATGGTATAGAACATATGTTCGATAGCCACCATATGTCAATATGCGTGGGGTACTCTCTATATTGTTAGACATTGATATTTAAATAGAACATAATGTTAAAGCTGGTAAAGGCAGTAAGGAAAACTATACAATTGACTATACAATGTATTAATCAATTTTGTACACAATCTTTGTTGATTGTGAACATTGTGTTAAAGAAGAAGCACAGTAATAAGAATTACTAGTAGCTTGTTTGAGTGGTTGTTTACACTCTGTGCATTTCATAATGTTAGTTTACTTGATAAGGGGGTTTTTAAGTGTAGCGGGCTAATAAGGTGGGTGGGCTTTAAAACTTTCTCTTAGTTGTCCTTGAGTACCAGGTTTGTGTTCCTACTGTATCGTATTACCGATTCCTGGCTTTCTGACTCCCGATGCCAACTTCACTTGTAACAACTGTTTCAAAAAGTTTATTTATCACTTTGCATACTACTAGCAGTTTAATATAATGCAAGTACCTGGAAAATCCAGGTGCAGCGTATGAGGATACGCTTCTATTTATAATAAGAAAGAAAAACTTTCATCTAAGAAAAAGTACTTGGTGTACAGTGTAAGAGAGGAATGTTTTTGTGGATTGTTATATTTTTCATTACAGTAAATGGACAGACTGTACGGAACAAACCCTGTAGCAATACAGGGTTTTGTTTATTGACAAACTTTTAGTACCTAGTAGTATAAGAATGTCTAAACAATATTCCTTCAGGAATTATTCATTGGACTCCCTGTTTATCAACCCTGGCTTGTCTAGGGTATTCTCAAAAATTTTTTTTAGCTTACAGGTTTTTGTAAATCATTAGGTGCCTGGCGACCTTTGATTCTTGGATATGTTTTAGGTTTGTGTTTATTACAGTACTTGAATTTATTATATCTAGAAATAACTGTGTCACATCCTTTGTGAACGCAGACTCTTCCACTACTATATGAAGTAGAGGGTTTGCTATTAGGATATTTATTTCCTTTTATGTAATCACTCATACAACATATAGTATAGGAGATACAATGCCGAAAAAAGGTTACAGCCCTAAAAAAGGGATGAAAAAAAATAAAGTTAGAAAGAAAAAATAATGGCTGAATGGCGAGGAATGAAAGTGAAGTTAAATTCACCTAGCCCTATATCAAAGGGTGAGCCTGGCTATGGTCGTAAGAAGTCTAAAGTCTTTGTAATGAAAAATGGGAAAGTCAAGAAAATAATGTTTGGTGACCCTAATATGAAGATTAGGAAAAATAATCCAAAGGCTAGAGCTTCGTTTCGTGCTAGACACAAATGCAGCACAGCAAAGGATAAAACAACTGCACGATATTGGTCGTGTAGGGCTTGGTAAGGAGAAAAGATGGCAGCTAAAAAAGGTCTGTATCATAATATAAATAAACGCAAGAAGGCTGGTACAAGTAGGTCAAAGAAGAACTCTACTATTAGTCCAAAGGCTTATAAAAATATGAAAGCTGGTTTTCCTAAAAAGAAAAAGAAGTAATGGGTAGACCACAATGTGGAATTAATGCCTTTGTAGGAGAAGAGTGCCGTAAGGTTGCAACTAAAGGTGGCAAGTATTGTTCTACAAAATGTAGAAGAAGAGTTGCTTACTTAAAAGACCTAGGTAAAAAAAATAAAGAAGTATCTAAAGTAGCTAAAGGTGAACATACTTCTAGAGGTGCTTTATACCCAGAGTTTGTACAAACATATGCACCACAAATAGAAAAACAAAATTTATCACATCAAAAAGTTGCTGATGCTATGCAAACAAGTAGAGGTACTGTATCTAAAATGTATGCTGCCTATACAGAAGATAAAGAAAACTTTGAAGCTTTAGGTACCTGGGCAGTATCTAAAGAAACTATAAAGTCCTTAGAAGATTTTAAAGATTTTAGAAATAGATATTTTGAAACAGAAACAGGTGAGCTATACGAAACAGCTGACTTTCACGAAAGTTGGATAAACTCTATTATGGACGCTATAAAAAACGGTGGGCAACAAATGATTCTTAGCCCTCCACGACACGGTAAGACTGACTTACTAACACACTTTGCTGTATGGCAGATATGTAAAAACCCTAACATCAGAATTATGTGGGTAGGTGGGAACGAAGATATAGCTAAGAATGCTGTAGGTTCGGTGCTTGACCAGTTAGAAAACAATGAACTGTTAATAGAAGAGATATGTGGACCAGGAGCAAAATTTCAACCAAAGACAAGAGGTGGTAAGTCTTGGAGTTCAGGACAGTTTACTGTAGGTACCAGGACAATTACAGGTATTAAGAGTCCGACTATGGTGGCTGTAGGTAAAGGTGGTAAGATTCTTTCACGTGACTGTGACTTAATTATTGCAGATGACATTGAGGACCATTCTACAACAATACAACCTAGTGCTAGAGAGCAGACTAGGCAATGGTGGACTACAACATTATCTTCCAGGAAAGAGGAACATACTGCTGTAGTCGTTATTGGCTCTAGGCAACACCCAGAAGATTTATATAATTTTTTAATAGAAAACCCTCAGTTTGATACAAAGGTAGAAGAGGCACATAGTTTAGAGTGTGTGTTACCTGAAACAGAATTAGAAGTACATCAAGACTGTATGTTATGGGCAAGCAAAAGAACTTACAAATGGTTGATGGGTCAGAAAGCAAACGCTGATACAACTGGTGGTAGAGCAATATTTGAAATGGTGTATCTTAATAAAGCATTTGTTGAAGGTATTACTATGTTTAACTCAGAAGATATAGACCAGTGTAGAGACGTAAATAGAGTTATTGGGCAGGTACCTGCAGGTTCGCATTTAATAGCAGGACTTGACCCAGCAGCTACAGGATTTCAGGCTTGTTTTTTATGGGCTGCTAATCCAGAAACAGGAATGTTATATCTTGTAGATATAGAAAACGAAAAAGGTGGTGGTGTTATACAAGCACGGAAGTCAATTAAAAAATGGTATGAAAAATATAACTTAGCACATTGGGTTATTGAAGAGAATGGTTTTCAGAAAGCTATTAGACAAGATACAGAGTTAAAAGATTACTGTGGCAGAATGGGTATTCATTTAGAAGGACATCAGACACAGAAAAATAAATACGACCCCATTTATGGTGTTGGAAGTATGCAACAGTTGTTTGAACAAAAACTAATAAATCTACCTTATGGCGATACAGAAAGCGAAACTAAGAGTAATATATATCGTAGACAACTAATTTATTTTTCATCTGCTGCTAGTAGAGCTAGTAAA